CGCCTCAGAGGCCTTGCGCAACAAGAATGTTGGCGTGGCCAAACTCACACCGCGTCAAGAATTAGCTTTGACTAGGGTTGAGGAATATTTGAAGAAACACATGTTCAACGAGCGTAGAGTCAAAAGATCGGAACGTGAGATCACACGTACTATCGACACGCTTCCGAGGAAAATGAGCGAAGAGGAGAAAATGCAAGCTCACTTGGATGCCGCCAACTGCGATCAAGACGGCTACGTGCCCTTCTCACTGTTGGTGGATGCTTTTTGCAAATCTGAGGTCACTGGAAAGCCCAAACCCAGGCCTATCGCCAACCATGGAACCATGAGACTCTTTGGTATTGCTAAAACGGCTTGGGTATTCGAGGACCTGATGTTCCACGCGCTTCCAGAGGCTTGCATCAAACACTGTGAGAAGTTTGCCAAAATGAACCAGCTCTTCTCTAACTGTGAGAGATTCAAGGGTATACGTGGTATGTTGGAAAACGATATGACGGCGTTCGAGTTCGGAATTCATGAACGCCTCAAAGAAGTCGAGAAGAACATCATCAAACATATCATGTCTTACCTTGATCTCGAAGGCGACGGTGAGGTGTTTTGCGAGCGCGTCGTTGACGCTCGTGACAAGTCCGCCACGTGGGTCTTCCGGTACAAAGATGCCGCCGGCGCTTCTTGTTGCACAAAGCTGAAATTGCCACGTCCGATGCGAGAATCCGGAGACAGGATCACTTCGTCAGGCAATTTCTTGCAGAACCTCATCGCATGGCTCGTCTTATTGGTGCATGAAGACCACGTCGAAGCTGCCATTCAGAACCTCATGCACCACGAAGGCCAGAAATTCCAGTACACGAGCGCTCGAGATGGACGCAAGTACTTTGCGTTTCTAGCATTCGAGGGTGATGACACCTTGGGATGTCTAACGGAGCCTTGTTTGTTGGAAAACAACGGTGCCATGGTCAATGATTTCTTCAAGGCCTACGGTTGGAATGCCAAGCTAAAAGTTGCCAAGATGACAGGCGAGGATTGCCTGGCATTCGTGGGCTTCGTCGCTTTGGTTCGGGACAATAAACTCGTTAGGCTTGGCGAGAACATCGTCATGTTTCCAGACATTGTGCGCATCCTGCGCACCAAGTCCTGGGCGACCACGCAAATTGACGAGGAGGAGTATTGGCCGAGCATCGCTATCTACGCCACTTACTCCATGAATCAATTCAGGTACTTCGCTCCCA